TAGGCGGGGGGATTGCGGACGGCAAAAAGCCCAGGGACTTTTATCCCTGGGTGAGGTGAGCGAGGTTGCCGGGGAGATTGCTCTCCCCGGCGGTTTTCTACCCTACTTCCGCTTCTCCTCCGGTTTCGCCGCCGCCGGAGCCGCCTTGCTGGCCGCGATCAGCGTATCCAAGGCCCGCGCGGTCGCATCCTTCTCCGCTTCGCTCTTGGTGACATAGCCGTATTTCTGCCCCCATTGGGCGACCGCCGAGCTATTGCCGAGCCAACCGCTAGCCCGGAGACCATCGGCCTTCTCGCAATCTCCAGCCATGATCATCTCCAGAACCATCGCCTGAGAGGTTTCCACATCCGCTGCGATATACCGCCGATTCGGAATCATCGTCGCCATAAGGCATTTCGCCTTGATCTCGACTTCGGTTAATTTAGCCATAACTTTTCGCTTTCTCTAATGCCGGGTTTCCGGCTCGCCTTGGCCCGCCTCGCTCCCTGCGAGGACCGCCTAAGCTTGGGAATATCCTATCACGTCCCCATAGAATTGCTAGTCCGATCTAATACGGATTTTTCTACCGGGGATTCCCCGGTGCCTCCCCAGGGATCCCCCGGTCCCCCCACTTTGCGCGGCGCGACGAGCGGGGGGTTCGCCCCTTATTACCGGAGCACACGGGGTAAACGCCACTTGACCATTGCGGCATAAAGATCCTCTGCGGCGGGTCGGAGAGTCGCGTGGTCGACATGTCGACCAGTCGGACAAAAATACCACTTGCATCCGGGCGGGAAGGGTGATATGGTAGGGGAGATGGCAGACCAGGCGCACGAGCGGACAGGCGAGCGAGGCACTGAGGGGAGAATCCCCGGAGATCTTCGTGAGGGGGTTGACCTTACGAAGATTCAAGGTGCAGCGCGGGAACGAATGCTCGCACAGCCGTTGAATCCGTTTGTAAAGCTATCTATTTCCTTGTTACCTCGGAATTCCATCCCCGCCACGCAGTCGTGAATACCGAAGACTTTGCACCGCTGACTGAGGCTCCTAGTGATGCTCAAAATTTGAGCGCCACTGAGCCTACGGCTATGCCTCCGCTGTCGGAGGATGGACAGCCGCCGCTTTTACACAACCGCAAAGCGCCGCAGTATGTCCGACAGCAGGAACAGGCATGGCACCGCGTTGCGCTGGAGAGGGCGGCCCTTGGATATACGGCAAAGGAGATTGCCGAATACCTTGGATGTTCGGCGGTGACTGTCCAGGATATACTCCGCCAACCGCATTACCAGCAGGAGCAGGTTAACATTATCCGGCGGAATACCTCCGAGGATGATAAGGTTTATGAAGCGGTTAAAGAGAACGTCCACGAGGCGGTGCAGACGCTGGCGAGTATAATGAAGGACCGGGAGGTTTCTCCGGCATACCGCATTGCGGCGTGTAAGGAGTTGTTAGATCGGCGCTACGGCAAACCAAACCAACCTGTAAATCGTAACACAGATGTAGATTTAAGCAAACTCTCGGATGCAGAATTAGTAAAACTTCTACAAGGCAACTAATGAAACTAATCCTGCTAAACAAACCCGGAGTATTTGCTAAGGTAAGTGACCACTGGTTTGATGCACTTAACGCTATGGGGCCATGGACACTAAACCGAGATGGCTATGCGGTAAGGATTGTTGGAAGAAAGAAGGGCTTTCCAGTTTATCAAAAGATGCATGACGTGGTAAAACCTCCGCCTTATGGGTTTGAGGTAGACCATGAAAACCGGGATAGGTTGGACAATCAAGAGGACAACCTTCGTTACGCGACCCGTCAGCAGCAGTGCATGAATTCTAGCCTGTCCTCAAAAAGCACCTCAGGTTTAAAGGGTGTTTGTTTTGACAAATCCCGAGGTAAATGGGTCGCCACAATAAAGAAAGACGGCTGTGCTCATAACTTAGGCCGTTTTCCCACTGCTCTAGAGGCTGCGCAAGCCTACGACCGAAAAGCGGTTGAGTTGTTTGGTGAGTTTGCCGCAACAAACGAAAAGCTAGGTTTGTTGAATTAGTGAATATTTCCGAATCAACACCAATCCAGGAGTTGCTGACCATTCAGCACCCAGCTGCTACGGCTCTGGTGCGGAAGCGTGTTCGCCGTAGCCTCTTGGATTGGTGCACTTTTGTTGAAAGCCAGAAAGGGCAGAGTCCGGCAGCACACCATAAGCTAATCATCGACGTCCTAG